CTGTTAATGTGAAGAAGTCTAGTTTTGGACCTTGGATCTGAACTGGACCTTGAGCAGCTACGTTAGCTGTTCCTGCGATAGAACCGTTGGCCACGTCCAGTGCAAATACTGGTTGTGTAGTTCCGTTTACTTTTGTAAATACTGCCATGATAAATTTCCTTTAAGTTAGTGGGTTGTTGCCCTACTTTTATTTATACAATCGGCAAAAATCACTGGGGTTGAGGATTGTTTTGGGCACGATTTTGGGCAGCAAACGCATTGGGATCAAATCTAGTGACCAGCTTGCTGTCGCCTGCCGGCGTGGCCATCACCCAGCCTTCGCCGCCGGGATTGGCCAGATCAGCCTGCCCTTTCAGATACATCTTCAAGGCATGCAGCAATTCAAATGCGTAGAATGATGCTGCCAAGGCCTGTGCATTGCTGCTGGGACTGTTGAGATATTCCACTATGTTGTTGTACTTGCGAGGGCTCACACGAGACTGCAACCAAGGTCCAAACTCTTGCAACAACTGCTGTGCAGACTGCAACGGAGCACCCACTTTGGTATTGATAAAATCCACTGCCAGCTTGAATAGATCTGTGATCTGTTGGGCCCGCAATTCAGCAGGATTGAACAAGGTCTTCATGGCAGCACCTTGTGTGCTTATGATCTGTCGGAGTTGTTTTTCTATATTGCTCTCAGTTGCTAATGCTTTGGGAGTAGCAGGTTTTTCCAACAACAATCCTGGAACTGGGTTAAACGAAACCCCACGCAGTGGTTGCCGCGGCTCACCTTGATCTGCATACATTGTGTGCATTGCAATACCTATTTGTGCAGGCGGCACCCCGGCTTCGGGATCGCCAGAAATACGTTGCCCCATTGCACTCCGTACCGGTATGCGATATTCAATGGTATTGGGCTTGAACACATAGTTGCCGGCAATCACTGGTGGTGTTTGCATGAACAACAGATCTCCCTTGACATAGCCACGGAAGTTGGGTGGCAGTGCAGCTTCCAGTACTGGAAACAACGCAGCATATATCTGTATGAGATCGTCTCTGTTGCCGGATCTAGTACGTTGTATGTCTGCCATCATCTGCGGACTGGTGGCCATGCCGTCATAGCCCTTGGCTTCAAATCCAGATCCATCTGTGAGTACAAATTCTCCAGTGGCAGGTTTGCGGCCAAATATCAACGCAGGCTTGCCGTCCCACTTGGCAGTGGTAGTCTGTTGCGGTGATTCAGTGGCGTGTTTAACTATGTCCAAGGCTTTTTGTATGCCCGGTGCTCCCATTCGAAATACATAATCTTCCAGATGTTCTATACCTTTGGCACGGCCACCTACTCCAGCTTCCGCAGCTTCAATCACTGGGCGTTGATGTTCCACCAAGGCCACATATCCACGATTAACAATGCGATCTCTCAGTCTGGCCAGGAAGTATGAGTCGCCTTCTTTCACTGTTTGTTCGGGCTCTTGCAATCCTTCTCGGGCTAGATAATCACGGAAGTCTTGCAGTTTGGCATCACGATCAGGATCACGGGCCAATGCCGCATAGATTGATTCCACGTTCTTTAGATTGTCACGAGTGGCTCCGCGACCCAACAATACTGATGCCACATAGTCCGGATCCATGCCTCCCTGAACCAGTTGATCAGAGGCTCGAGAAAACATGCCGTTGGCACCAACTCGGAGTCCTAGTTTTTTAGCTATGCTGCTCATCAGCACATTGCGATTTACACCTTTGTAAGCTGAATCTGTTCCGCCGGCATAAAAGAACTGTCCCCAATCCAGATTGGGAAAGAACATGAAGTCGGTCTGCACAAACCCTCGGTTGGCATCACCGGCAATGGGTGTTTTAAGATGTACCTCACCTTTTTTAACTACGTATTCTCTAGGATCTAGCCTTTGACTCTGCACAAACTGTGAAAGAATACCAGCCAGTTGTTCTTTTGAAATTTCATTGAGATCCACTGCGAGATCTAAGTCGCCCGAAGAAGGGGCCTTGCCAGTTGATCCTAGCCAGCGTGTGGGGATGCCATCTTCTCCTACTTCGCTAGTAAAATCTATACCAGTGACTTGTTCTATCCATTGGATCGTGGCAGGTACATCTTGACGATTGATACGCTGTGTGAGTGGCTCGCCCTTGGGCCCTTTGAAAACATTGCCGCCTTCTAGTAAATATCTCATGGTGCTGTACCTGCTTGCATGGCCTGCATGTAGGCCGCGTGTTGTGGATTGTTCATGTCTATTGGTACCCAGCCTACCCCAAAATTAATTTGAAATTGTCCTGTTCGAGTTCGTCTTATACTGCCATGTTGTGGTTGATTGGCTGCTGCTGATGCCGGTGGTGGTGCAACCGGTGAGGCCTGCCCTGCTTGTGCTCCTGGATGGAATTGCAGCAACACTCCTGCTTCATATGCGGCCTGCGCAATCATTTGAAATCTAGCTAATTCTTGTGTGGCAGGGGTCGCTGCATTGAGACTGCTCAATTGATGCATGCCGGACAGCATGCGATTCATTATGCCATTAGCTTGATCAACATAAATCGTGGTGGGATTACCATTGGCATCCACCTGAGATACCATTTGATCCAGATGTTCAAAATCTACACCTCTGAGAAATTCATTGTGTGCTACGATTGATTTTATTGATGCTTTCAATTGGAACTTGGCTCGTGAGCTTATCTGCGCGGGGTCTGTGACTCTGTCTGCTGCCATGGCTCGACTCACCTGCTCGGCCCATTGACGCTGCATGTTTTCTGCACTTTGTCTGACCAACAACGGTGCCTTGGCCAGTGCTTCTAGTTCAGGAGTTGATTTTTGTTGATCCGGCACTTTGACTCCCATCTGATCAAGGAATCCCCTGGCGAATGCGCCCACTTCGTTCAGCTTGCTTTTGCCTGTGAGTTCATGGATTTGCATCTGTTTTCCTTACTGATCTAGAGAATTTACCGGCATTTTTAGTGCGTATGGCATTGAGGAATTTCCTATTAAGAGCTTCGGCTGTTTCTGCATCAAATTCTTGGTCAATCTGTTCTAGCAGTCTCACAGCATTGGCTATTATGGTGGCTGCACGATTTTCTATCACCAACCGACGATCTCGTTCGATGTACAGACTGTCCAGTTCTTCCAGAATGCTGCGTGTTTTCTTTTGCATGTAAATCAATGGCCTTTGGATTATTTAGCGATTTCCGGATGTGAATAAATATCTATACAAGGATACCAACCAATGACCAGCAGCATCAACCCGCAAAACATCGACGCCAACTACCCTGTTGCCGGCGTGCCCAACAACACTCAAGGATTCCGTGATAACTTCACCAACATCCAGACCAATTTTACTTACGCCAAAAACGAGATAACTGATCTGGAAAACAAAGCCATCCTCAAAAGTGCATTGACCGGAACTACCTTGGACAACAACATGGCGGATCAATTGATCTACTCTGCGCTGATCCGTGACTTTTCCGGCAGCATCGTGCAAAACACAGTGACCTCAGGATCGGTCACACTGGATTATAGTTCTGGGCATTATCAGACTGTGAGCACCAGCGGTAGTGTTAGCCTGGGATTTACCAACTTTCCTGCTGCTGGCACTGTGGGTATGATGCGTGTGCAGATCAACATCACCAACACTGCATACACCGTGACTTTGCCTGCTGCGGTGACCCTGGGTATCACTGGCATACAAGGTATCAGTTCTAACGTGATCACTTTTGGAGCAATCGGTTATTACGAATTTGGATTTGTGACCAGTGATGGTGGTACTACTATTACTGTGTTTGATTTGAATAGACCTTTAAGTTATTACACCAACACCGTTAATGTGGCAGCTACTACTTCAAGCACCAGTACCACCACAGGTGCGTTGATTGTTGCCGGCGGTATGGGCATCGCAGGAAACTTGTACGTAGGCGGTGACATATTTGGTAATGTGACTGTGACAGATATTTCTCTTGGCAATGTGTCGGCATCCGGATTCGTCAGTGCCACGGGCAATGTCACAGGCGGTAATGTACGCACAGCCGGATTGATCTCGGCCACTGGCAATATCACAGGTGGCAATATCATTGGTATTGTTGCTGCCGGATCCAATACAATCACCACTACAGGTAATATCAGTGGCGGCAATCTTATTGGTATTGTTGCTGCCGGATCCAATACAATCACTACTACAGGTAACATCACCGGTGGCAACATATTGACTGGTGGCCTGGTCAGTGCCACAGCCAATGTCACTGGTGGTAATATACGAACTGGTGGTCAGGTGAGTGCTACCGGTAATGCGTTGTTTCTAGCCGGTACCGCAGTACCAGTTGGTGGCACAGCAGGTGCTGGCATAATGATGTCTAGCACTACCAATCTTGGTGTGTTCTTTGGATCAGGTGCACCGACAATAGCAGCAGCCCAAGGCAGTCTATATCTCAGGACTGATGGTTCCAGCACCAGCACAAGGTTGTATGTGAATACCACAGGCAGTACCAGTTGGACTGCTGTGACCACTGCTATCTAATTTTATTAGAGACATATTGTTCCAAATTTCTTCACGATCAGGATCATACGGAACCCATTTGTGACTAGAAATACGTTTATATAATTCTTCAGCAAGAGACTGATTTATTTCTATTCCGGCCACTGGCATGATTGATTCAATCAACCATCGATAATGTAGCAAAGGCTGTGGCTGTATCTCAGTTCCGCGGCAATCTAAATTTTCTGCAAATTTTTCTTGTTCATCGTTGCTGGTATCAATGTATCTGGCATTTTGTTGTGAAACATATGCTGATATCAATTTCTTTTGTATTTTTTGTCTCTGTAGAGATTGTTCGGTCTGTATGTAAAAATTGTGATATTTTTTAATCACATCAATCCCACTGCCACTACTGCACCACCATATACCGCTTTCAGTTTTGTAAGTGTTAAAATCATATATTGGATCAGATTTTACAATATCCACCCACTGGTCATCTTGTATCAGTTTATCAAATCTTTGGTGTTGCGGCCATTGAAAAATCACGGTAGAATATCCAATGTCACAGGCCAGCAGTTCGTTGATCAAGAACTCACACCCAGCCCCAACTGCACTTATAACAATCACTTCAAGATCGGGTCTGAGTGCTTGTAAGATTTGCGGCCATTCTGGCCAGATGTGTCCATGAGCATATCCATCACCAAGGCAAAATATCTTAGTAATATTTGTAGTATTTTCCATGTGCCAGTTCAAATTCTGCTTCGTGATATCTTTTTACCAAACTGTTATTCCACAGATTTGAATCATATAAAAAAGAATTTAGACTTTTCCATCGATCCATGTGTGTTTTGATTTCCATTCCGGACATTATATCATAAAATTCTGCTGTGGTTTCTACTATGTCGGCGAACTCTAAGTTACAATAATGTGGAATAGCACCGAATGCCTGCAGATAGTTTTTTGCGGTTTCTCTTTGTTTGTCGACAAGTTCCATGCCAGTTAAGGAGCTGATATGATCTTGCTTAGAAAAATATAAATGCCAAGCACGAAGCCATCGATAAATTTTGCTCCTGGTAGTTTCTGTTGTGATTAGAATAACTTGGTCGCACATGGACAGATCCATTTCCCCGGGCCAACAATGTGTACCAATAATTAATTCATGATCTTTTGCGTTTGACAAAAAAATATTAAATTTGTTTTGATCAAAGTTTGTAAAAGTTGATTCTGAATCACCAATCTTTCCATATGAATGACTCAACGAATCGAGCCCACCATTTTTATGAACAGGCGAAAACTTGTTTTCTAAAATATCACATAATAATCCGCCACCGGCGTAATGTGGAAAACACAATAATTTCATTGGATCGGCTTCATTTTGCCCAACAACTGCTTGAGTTTGTTGCTCTGCACTTCTGCACCCACTTTGGGTGTGGGATCAAATGGATCCACACCCGGCTTAGGCTGACCACGTTCCCAGGCGTTGTTTGAAGTCACTGTCTCTGATGGTGTCACAGTGGCACGAGCCTTGATAGTTTCCATGAAGCTGGGCTTGGAAGCACGTGATCCGGTATCTCCATCTTCACCACCTTCATCGGTGATTCTCATGGTCTCGATGTTGTATTCCAGATCAATCTTTTGCCCAACACCTGTGGAACTACGCGACTTCATGCATTGGATCTGATACTTGCCACGTTCTTTCATGGATCTGCTGGTAAAGATACCAAACACATTGTCTGCTGTGTTGATTTTACTGATACCACCTGCGATGTGGCTGTGATCAAATTCCACTTCTTCCACTGCTGATCGATTCAACTGCGATGCAGTGACCATGAGTATCTGTAGTTCCTTGGCCAAATTGCGCAGTTCTTCACTCACATACTTGTCTTTGATAAACTGATCATTGGGATTGACTTTCACACTGATTGGCATCAGCAAGTCCAAGTAGTCAATCATCACAAAGTCCACCCTCTTGCCTGTTTGTATCTGATACTCTTTTAGATATGATCGGATGTCGTTGATGTTTGATTGTGCTGGCAAGCCTTTGAGCTGATAATTGCCCGACTTCTTGGCCATCATCTTGACCTTGAGCTCAGTGGTGTCAATGTCTCTGCGGATGTCTTTGGTGCTCATGTTGGTGAGCATGGCATCTGTTCGCAAGCCGGTCAAGTCTTCACTCAATTCCAGTGTCACATACACACCACTCAATCCTTGTTGCAACCAGTTCAGTGCGATATTCATCATGACCAATGATTTGCCCGACCCCGAACCACCTGCAAAAATGTTCAGCTCGCCTCTACTGAATCCGCCATACAGCAGTCTATCCATTTGTGGCCAGCCTGTTGACACTTGACCTCCTGAATTGAAGTATTTGTTGATGCGCTCGCTGGGATTGGCAAAATAATCTGTGCCCATGTCCTTGGTCAGACTGATCTGTACTGCATCTTTGATCAGCTTTTCAACCGGGCCGTAGTCGCCTTTTTCCAACAAGTCTGCTGCTGCCAAGATCGCACGTTCCAGTTCTTGTCTGCGAGTGAATGACTCAAACTCTTCCATGAACCATTCATAGTGCCCTTCATTCAAGTCGGGCACTGGTTGCAGTTTTAGTCCAGTGGTAGCTGAGATCTGCGTGATATCTGGCAGAGTCTTGTGCTTTTCGCTGTGCTCTTTGATAAATGCTGCTGCTTCTCTTAGGCTTTTATCAAAGTTCTCTGGATTGTAGATGTTCTGGATGCGCACATAGCTGGCAGCATCTTCCAACATCATTTCCAGGAATAGTTTCTGTACGTCAATTCCGTATTCTTTTAACAAGTTGTTTCTTCCTTAGTTCTATTTTGATCTTGCTGGTGTTTCTGTTTTCAAATATAGTTAGCAGAGTCGCCACACGCCCGTAACGAACCACTGAGTCATTCACATCTTTGATGTCCGCAGGCCAAGGTGGCATGCTCACTGCCCAGCCCAGTTCCACTGCACGATCCACCAGTTCCATGCCAGACAAGTCTTGGTCTGGCACCACTGTTATTTCCTTGCCTAGACTGCGAATCAACCTGGCCTGTTCATCTGATACGGTGCTGTGCATCACTGCCAGGCCGCCGATGCTGAGCGCATCAAATATTCCTTCTACCACGATTGCATGAGTCCAATCCTTGTGCTGTAGGTCTGTGCCAAACACATACCCGGGTTGGCTATTGCTGATGTATTTGGGAGTGCGATCATCCAAGAATCTCTGTGTGTGTCCTACTATGCAATTGTCATGGATGAATGGAATGATCACGCTGGGTCGATGTTTCCATGCTTGTTCTGGATGATCTTGTATCATCACAGGATAGTCATCGGGCACACACCTGAGCCTTAGATACTCTCTACGCAGATCTTCGCCTGTCAATAACTCACTCAATGGTGGCAGTTCTTGTTCGTCAAATTGTATATCCGCCAAAGTATTGAATATGCGTTGGCGATCATCTATGATACCGTGTATGCTGCGATGACGCAGACTTTCCAAGTTTAACGCATCAATCTCTGCGTCAGGCACACCTAACCAGCCCAAGAGCCTGCGGGCCTTAAAACTCAACGAACGGCCAAGGATAAAGCTGGCGGTGTAGGTGCAATTGAAGCAGTGATAACTCCAACCTGTTTCTGTGGGTTTGAGGCCTCCGCGGCTTCTCTTATCTGCTGTACTACCGTTATGAGCACAGCAAACAGCGTTAAACGACATCCACCCCGAAGGTGTGGCTTTTCGTTTCGCAGGCAGATAACCAAGGATGTCTAGCATCCGTATAGTTTAACAGATTGTTTGAGCAATCGCAACAGTTATCGGTATTGTACGTTGCGGATTAGTCCGTTTGAGAATACCACTGTTGCTGCCAGCGAGCCCTGGAACTGCAATGGTAGGTATCCCGATCCACCATTGGTCACTGTGACATAGGCCACACCACCATTGCCACTGGCCGATGCCACTGCTTCGGCGCCAGCACCATTGCCCAGGATCTGCACATATGGTGGAGCCACATAATATTGGCCCGGATAAGTCACGCTGATTCCTGTGACCACACCATCCACCACCGTGGCCGTGCCACTGGCACCATATCCAATGCTGTTGTTCATGGCCAATCTCAACAAGGGATGGAATCCTACTATGTTGAAATAGTCGCTGACCGTGGCATCATAATACTCACGTGCTTCGGATACATCTGTCCAAACTGCTTCGTAGTTTTCGGCAGCCTGGACCTTGACTGTGCCTGTGTAATGCACAAGATCAAACTTAACAGTGGTAAAAGCTGTTTGATTTGTGTTGATATAGCTGGAATAGAATTCAGTCTGTTGTATGCTGTTGATGGGCTGCGGAGTCAGCGCCCAGTCAGGGAATGCAGTAGGCGCAGCACCAACATACTGATTCTTGCCATATAGATCAGGCACGGTACAGACTGCACTGGGGATAAAACTGGGGAATATGCTGTCCACGATATTGCAATCAGCCCGAGCTGCGCTGTCTGCATTGGTATAAACTGCCTGCACATAGTCGCCGGCTGTACGTTGTATGCTGTAGCTGGCCGGTTGCGATTGAATGTTGATGGTATCTGCACTGTTGAGAACCACTTTAACACGCCCTGTGCTGGCACTGAGTGTTTCCATGTCCTTGGCCAACAGCAGCTGGCCGCCGGCTTGGTCGATCAGGCGGAACACAAATGTGCTGCCGGTGATGTTCACAGGTTTTTCATCTTGATTGATGAACTCAAACAACAGAACGTTGTCAACACCTTTGTTGATGGTCAGGGTTTTTGCATACACAGGGTCATACCTCGCAGTAAAGTATCCTCCACTGGTGTCCACTAATAGCACTCGTGTGATTTGTTGGTAAAGATAAGCGGTGGTAGAATACATATCCTATTATTTATCCAAAAAATACTGACCATAAATACCCCGATGGGTAACAATGTATTCGAAAAACTAACGGAGAAATATCCTTTTATCAGCTTGTGCATGTATGCCAACGCTGAATATGTGGGTGTGATCCAAAACAAAGATGATGTGGTTACCACCATCTACGACTTTGGTGCGGTGGCAGATCAAGCAGACAAGATGCTGTATCTGGAATTGGCATCGGCCTGGTGGTGGGAAAGCAATAGATCCATACCTATCAATATCTTTCTGCGCAAAGATTGGGAACAATTCCGATATACTCTGCGCACATTCATCAACAAAGATCTAGAAATCCTGCACGGCCCTGCTTGTAGTTTGCTGGACATAGCCCGCAAAAAGAGCAAGCGCAAAAGCATCATGCTGGTGCGTCGGCTTGATTGAGTAGATTCATGTGCAAGGCTACCAAGGCTGCATAGCCCAGTGCATGAGCTTTTTTGAACACATATCCTCGACCGTCATCACCATCCCATACTGATCTAAACACATCCGGCCAAGGCTGATTCTGCAAGTGTGCTTTGCCTGGACGTATGATAGAGATAAATGCTGCCATCCTGGGAATTGAATCGGGACGCATGCTCTGCAATAGTCCTGTGTAGTTGCCCACATGTACCAACTGCTGTGCCCAGTCGGCGTCCTCCCACAGCCTAGCCCAGGGCGGATCTTGTGCCAACATGTGCTCATAGTGTGCAGGATCCTGTATCAGGCCATACACACCCATGTTCAAAAAGTCTATCTTGAAATAGCCACGTGATTCGGCAGTTTCATAGTCAATGGCCGCACAGCCCAACACCGGATCTTGAGGAATGTCTGTGACATACACACCTGAATTGTGTTTTCTTGCTGTGCCTTGGTGTAGCTGTCGTGCCGGAGTATGGCGTATCAGTTTCAACACCTGTTCTCTGTCAGCAAAGTCAATGTCAATGTCTGCGCTCATGTTACCATCCTGCTTTTGCCAGCATTAATTTTGCGTATTCCTGATCAGCTGGGTAGGTCTGGAATTTCTTCTGCCACACATCCGAATCAATATAGATCCATATCATGGCCACTTGATCTGTGCTGAGCTCACCCAAAAACTTCTGTCCTGACTCGCTGTTGTAGATCACCCAAGGACTCACACGCCCAGTGGTGATGGCATGACACAAAGCATTGGCGTTGCCGTATCTCACACAATCATGCGCTGGGTTGCCAGTTTTTTCTGCCCAGTCTAGACCGTATTCCATGGCTCGGGCCAGGGCATCATCCACTGCTTCCACGGTGAGATAATTCACCAGATACTCTGTGTAGATCTGATCACTGCACCACTTGTCGATCTTCTTTTGTTGTTTCAGCAACCATGCCATGAAGCGTTCTGGATTGATCACTCGTGTATTCACACAATAGTGTCCAAACTTCACAAACGCACGATAGTAGGATGACGTTTCAAAATCATCAAAGGTCTTGTTCTTGGCCGAGCCTTGCATGGTCTCATAGAACCGCACATAGGCCTGCAGGCCCAGCTGCACTCCTCGGTCGTCGCGTTGCAGTCTGCGACGTTTGGGTTCGCACATGTGTATTTCGATACTGCTTTCTCTAGAGAAAGTCTTGTCGCAGTATCCACAGGTGAATGTCATTTCTTTTCGTTGCCAGCGGCTCGGTTGTAAGCGTCGATTTCTTTTTGTGTGACCAGTTGGGCCATCACGTCGATCTCATCATCTTTGTATGTGGGAAACATGGCTACAAGTGCTTTTCTTTTGGCACTGAGTCCAGCTTCTTTCTTCTTGGGTGCGATCCAGCTGTGTCGCATCACACCCATACCGGGACTGGCAGCAGTGGCACACAGCCATTGCAGTTTGGGGTGCTTGGCTATGTCAAAGAAGTGCTTGTTGAGATAGTGGTTGGTGCTTTGTACATAGTATTCTTGCAGTTCTCTGCTGCCGCCCACTGCCGAGCCCCAGCGTATCATGAGGAATGTTGAGAACTTCTTGCGTTCTTCCGGCGTGAGTTCATCATAGAAGTCACGGTTCTTGACATCCAGCTGACGCATCTCATTCGAAATGTTTAGTTTGTCGCTCATTTGATCTTGGTCAATCTATAGATTATTTTTGCTTGATCCAGTAGGTCTTGTAAAGCAGGATTGGTTTCAGCGGCTGCTGTTATGTCTCGCCATTCTTCGAATAGTTGGTATTCATCGCCGGAAAGCTCAAAGTAAGGCTCATATACTTTTTCTTGGATTTCTTTATATTCTTCCATTTCGCGCAATTTTTCCCATTTGGTGCGTTCCCATTCATCCGGTTCATACTCCTTGGTAAGCCATAGGTCAGTCCATTTTTCTGTATCCAGGTCAGTCCACTTTTGTGTATACTGGTTAATTTTCATGGTGATTTTTCAGTCTGAGTCAAATGATACACCATTATAGCATGATCTAGAATATCTTGTAAAGCAGGATTGGTGCGGGCCTCTCTGCGAATATCACCCCAGAGTTTGTCTTGCTGTATCCATTCGTGTAGTGGTCTACCATCTTGGGTCCTAGGATCATAGTCATGTCCCACTTCTGTTCGCGTGGCAGGGTTGGCTCCTGCTTCGCGCTGATACACCGTGGCACCATCACGCTCGTATATCAATGTGGCTCCGGGCTTGAGCTGTCCCATTACCAGGCCTTGTTGTAATCCACTATCTCGCAGTTGCGGCTGATTTCTTTAACAAAATACACACAATCGGGTTCTGCGTCGTCGTTCAGCGGCACTGCCAGCAGCTGGCCATTTTTCAGCTTGGGTGCAAACCAATTCACTTCATGATACACATCCAAGATTTCAATGTCCGGAAAGCTGGGACGGAAACTGGTCAGCGGATTGAATTGGAATACCTTGAAGCCGCGATCATTTATGCTGGTGAGTGGCAGCACTTCGAGGTCGCCCACGTCGGGTTCGCCAATCAAGATCTGCCAGTCCATGGGCATCTTGATTGTGGTGTTTCCTATCCTTAACACCAAGGCAGGTGCATTGAAGCTTTCTAAAAATATTAATGGTATGAAATGATAGTCTGGATCTTTGGGATCCGAGTTGTCCAGAATAGCAAATCTCATGTCATCTACTTCGTCGGGCAAGTGATCTAGATCATAAAAGCTGTTGTCTAAGGTTAGTATTCGCATGTGTGTAGTATAGTTGGATATCTTACCAATGTCAAGATATCTTCATCCATTCCAGTTTCTCAGCTGTGAATGGATAGTTGGCCTCTTTGTAAAAGACCTTGCGTTTGTTTAGATGCCGTCTAGCGAACTTGCATGTGCTGGTGATATCCCAGATCTGCACATGATCTTTGTCTTCGGCCTTGCGGATGCCACGTCCAATTGATTGTATCACCCGCACAAAACTCTTGCCCGGTTCGATCAACACAAGATTAAAGATGCGTGGTATATTGATGCCCACAGCAGCCACGCCGTATGTGGCCACGATGATCTTGCCGTCGCTCACAGCAATTTCGTCATATTCTTCCTGGCGCACCTTGGCCTTGGTGGCGCCGCTCACAAACACAGCATGTTCGCCCAGACGTTCTACCAGCTGGCGACCACACTCGGTTCTATCTACCAGCACTAGAGTATTGCCTGTTTCGTTCACACGCTGTATGAGCGAAGCCATGGTGTCCAGTCTGCCGGATTCTTCCAGAAGATATTTCAGCTCGGCTTGATAGTCTGCGTACTCCACATGATCAACCAGCTGCACTATATTCACATGGCAGTTGGCCAACACGCCTGCATCTTGCAATGTGCTGGCAGATAATCTGCTGATCACCGGGCCCAGGCTGACCAACAACGCCTGGCTTTCAAACAGCTCTTTGGGCACAGTACCGGTCAACCCCCATCGAATTGGCACTCTAGACATCACGCCGGTCAGCAGAGTTTTCAATGCATCTGCCTTGGCCATATGCACTTCATCCACTATCACGCATATCACGTCTTCAATGAACTCCTGGATGGTGCAATCACCTATGCCATTCTTGGTGTTCTTCATGAGGTTATTTAGACTTTGCCAGGTACAGATGGTGTGTGTTCTGCCGTATTCTTTTCTGTCGCCAAAATACACACCCACATCCAGTCCCATGTTGATGTAGTCTTTTTCTGTCTGTGTCACAAGACTTTTGTTGGGCACGATAACGATACTGCGACCATACGCACTCACAGCATCACTCAAGGCTGCTGTCATGATGGTCTTGCCTGCACCTGTGGCCACTTCTTGTATGCATTGTGGGTTGGTAAGGAAGTTGTTGATGATCTCCACTTGATAGTCTCTCAGCAGTATGGGCTGACCTTCTGCAGGATGATTCTTGGGCCATAGTCGATCGCTGTAGCTGTGTTCTGTGACCTGTGCAAACTCAAACGTGGTTGAGTATTCTCTGCGGTCGTCCAGTTCGATGTCGTAGTCAAATCGTTCCAATAGCGGAATGATATCCGGCAGCAGATTCACATAAGTGCTGCCGCCCAGTTGGAAATAAGATACCTTGCCATCCCAGCGGCCCAGTCGTACTGCTGGCAGATATCGTGCATACGGAATGTCGTATTTGAAAGCCTTTACTAGAGCTTTGCGAGCGTCAAGGTCAAGACCTTCGATCTTGATATTCACTTCGTCATTGATTTGTATTGTACATCGTTTCATCAGTGTAGTATATACTTATCACAAACAAAAGTCAAAAAAACAGGCACCTAAGTGCCTGTTATAAAGTTCGGGCGGAGCCAACCTATCCCGAACGTTTCATTGGCTATGAAGCCATGACTTTAAAAAACTGCCTCTAGCACACGAGCTAGGTAATAGGCACTGATAATCAAACAGATCCATCCTGACATGGTGCTGCCATCCTCAAAACAATGCTTGGCGAACCAACCATTCAACAACATCCAAACAATTGAAACTTCCATATTACCACGTCACCAAAAGAAAAGCAATCAAACCGGCCACCCAAGGGTAGCCGCACCATAATGCTGCAATCACGGCTACCCAGGGCATGTTAGTCTGCTACCTTCATGCAGGTAGTCTCTGCAAGACGCTGCCAGTTACCGGGACTCAGCTTACGCAAATCAGCAATCTTCAATGCCATACGCAGACTCATTTCACGCAAGCGAGTCTGGTTTGTTTCCATAAACTCAAAGATGCTGTCTTGAGTTTCGGGTTCAAAGTCGTAGCCTTCAAACAGCACACCGTCTTTGGCAATCTGTTTGATACGCAAGATCTTGTCACGCATAGTATCCAGCGTCAAGTCCAAGTAATGGCAACGACTTTGCAGAGCGTCCAAATGATCACGCAGTTTCTGCGATTTCATCTTGTCAAACTTCATGTTGGTGATAAAGATCACACTGCCTTTGAAGTCAAACTGATCTGGGATGCCTTCGCGGCGCAGAGCCGAGCTCTCCGACAACCAAGAAATCTTACGCTTCTTGCCCGAGTCCAATGCACCTTTCAGCAAGTTCAAGCACACATCGTCCAGCAGGATGCTGTCACAGTCGTCAAATACCAGCACACAATTCTCGTCTGAGTATTTGTACAGAGTTTGATACAGGCCAATAGGAGTGGCTGAACCTTTCACAACTTCGGCTCGCAGTCGCTTGCCTGCAAGACGATCAAACAGCGTGGCTTTCTCAATCTCTTGTTCCACGCCAAAGCTCTTGCCCACGCCTGGAGGACCCGATACGATCATTGCACGGATGTCGCCGCCAATGCAGGCTTTAGACATTTCTGTAAGGATTTCAAAACGCTCGCGGATACGAGTCATTGCTTCGTCTTCAGTCTCTACTGTCTTGGCAGTAGGAGCAGGAGCGGGTGTGTTCATTTCCACGCTGTCACCACTGACCAACTCGTAGTCAGAGATAGCATCAACACGGATGCGGATAGTGGCAGGGCAGTTGGGAAAGGTGCCGTCATTTTGCACGGTTACATAACCGCCTTTGGCACCAGTTTGGAAGCCGCTGACTAGTGTAAAGTTTTGGTTTTTTACAGTTTTGCCGCGATACTCGCCGCGTACGATACGAATTGCACTCATTTGGTTGGCTCCTAATGTGCTGTTGAACTTACTTACTAAGCTGTTATTATAGCAAAATACCCATTATTGGTCAATCTCTTTGTGTTGTATTTTTTACCAACTGTTGTTGCGAAATTTGTGCTTATTTTGCGACTTTTTTCAGCAACTAAGGTAGTTCTTGCTATCATGTGTGTATTGTAGCACAAGCAGAATTAATGGTCAATCGGAATCAACGCCATAATTGTGTAATAGCAGGGTCGGATATCTGATGTGGTTTTGGCATGCCGTGGAATACCACTACCGCAGTATCCGCAGCAATCTTCACACCAGTGCCGGGTGCCCGTGGCTGACGTCGTTGGAAATTATATCCGCCATCTAAACATTGCCATCTAAAACTTTGGAACAGTCGATCTTCAAAAAATCTACGTTGATTGACATTGATGGATTTGGTGATATAATCCTGATCACCTTGATTGTTTTTGGTCAATTGTGAAATATCGCCCTTGGAGAACTGGTCCCATATTCGAGAAAAATTACTCACATTCCACCACATGAAACTGCTGTTGAATACAGAATGATGTGGATTTTGCAAATATCTAAAATCCCGTATGCCCCAGAAGTAACTGGTATCATGATTTGTCACCCAAGACAGATCTCTTACAACCACGGTGTCAAGATCCAAGTACAAAAGATTGCCTGCATGATGTTCTGGATTGAACATCTGCATTTTATACCACCAGGATTTCTTTGGTCCTGCTATGCCCGGCCATTCAGTCAATATGTGTTTGATCATGTGCGGAGGCACCGATCTATCATGCTCGGTATATACATGGAATCTTATGCCGCCGGGCAAGGCTCTGGTTAGCATGCTGTATAAATTTTCTACATAGCGCCAATCATATCCGGTGCTGTGTATCACACAGGCACAATCAATCATAGTGTCAGATGTGATGCGATTCTTTTTAGCCATAGGCCCTCTTTCAACTCATCAACGGTATATTCAGTATGGCAGATTTCAATTACCCATTGACTTCTATCTATATCATATGGTTTGTCTATATCTTCTATGGCAACTGATACTGGTGCGGCAAGACTGGATTCATGCACCACGGGCCTGCACCCTGTGATAGCTGCTTGAATGCCCGGGCCAGAGTTGTAATTCACAACTGCATGATATGAGTGATCCATATCAAACCCGTCATAGGTATTGGGCACAGGTCTTGGTATTTCTAATCTCGCTCCTGCGGGCAAGTGTGGTAGATTCAGTCGAGATCTTGGATGTGGGCGAACAACAATAGGACGGTCACTCACACCCTGCAGATCCCGTATGCGATCCAACACCCAGGACTCTTGACTAGGCAAGTCTTGCACTTGTAGGCTGCGGCTGTGTTGTGCAGCTATCATGATATCTGGTCTGTGGATATTGGGTTTTGATAATTTCACACCTAACTTGGCTGGGCGATCGAGATCGAGATCTTGTGTATGACCATAGTATCCTTGTGATGTCACATGGTTTACAGATACTTTCCAAGTGTGTCCTCTGTTTAACGCACCCACTTCAATGATAATCACCGGGCGATTCAATCTACGATAATGTTCATACACCTGCCGATTGGCTCGCATACGCCCATTCCATAATACAGACCAAATGATCGCAGCATCTGTATCCCAGGAATTTTCCACAGTTTTTTGTCCGTTGGCTCGCAATGCATCCAGCACAGCACTCATCACTGGCGGACTGTTACCCGCACACTGGGCGGGAAAATAAGATAGGGTTTTTATGCTCACTAAATATCTGATGAAATACAGTATAGTTACCACTTTCAATGCCGACGGCTACAAGAAATATGGTAAGCAAATGATCCAAACTTGGCTATCTAACTGGCCAACTCAAGCCGAACTTCGAGTGTATGCTGAAAATTGTTCTGTGACCGAATCTGCACCCAATTTACAAGTTTTGGATTTAGAATTCGCTAGCCCACAATTGGTTGCATTTAAAAATCAATGGAGAGATGTTCCCAAAGCCAACGGTGATATCAGTGCTATTACAGGGCTAAATCAACGCAAAGATTTCAAGAAACAATTCAAATGGAATGCAGTACGTTTCAGCCATAAAGTATATGCCATATTCCATGCAGCAAAAGCATCCAACGCAGATTGGTTGATATGGATGGATGCTGATATGGTGTGTCATAGTCCCATATCTGAATCGGATCTAGATAGATTGATACCCGCACATACAGATCTATGCTATCTTGGACGGCAAGGTAAGTTTTCTGAATGTGGGTTATATGCCATGAAACTACGCACACCGGCTATGGATCGATTCCTTGCTGAGTTTCAACGTGTGTATGATCAAGCAGACACGGGTATATTTGAATTGGCCGAATGGCATGATAGCTTTGTGTTTGATAGTGTGCGTGTTCGCATGCCCGACCTTGTACAACACAATTGGAGCGAAGCATTGATTGATCTACGAGCGACCAAGACCACGAGTGTGGGTGAAGGCCATCCATTGATCAATACAGAATGGGGCGAATACCTGGATCATCTCAAAGGCAGTCGCAAAGATACAGGGCGTAGCGAACGTGCAGATCTCAAAATGCCACGGCGCAGCAGTTACTGGAAGAACACATGAGCTGGATCTGTCTAAGCAAAAACGGCGAGGACGAATACATAGACATGTTTGCACGTGGCGCAGGAATGGAACCTACCCCATTGGAAACATGGAACTACGCAGACAATCAGGATCCACTGGTGCTGCGTGGTATTATGAAACACAAGATAATCAAAAAGTGCTGGCAAGACAAAAGATTCTTTTGGTACATGGATTCGGGTTACTTGGGCAATCGACCCAGTATCAAAAACCCGTATGGATGGAAACATTGGCATCGTATTGTACCCAATGATTTGCAACACGATCAGATCATACCACGGCCAGCTGATAGATTACAACGATTAGAACTGTACATGAGACCGTATCATCGACACAGTCGCAATATATTGATTGTTGCTCCTGATCACAAACCTTGTGCATTTTACGGATTTGAATTGGAAGACTGGGTGAAAGATGTCACTAACGAATTACAGATGTACACCGATCGCCCAATTTGTATCCGAGAACGTCCTCCTAGTAGGATGGATCGTAAAACACAACGGGCCGAAGATTGGTTGGCCGATGTACATGCTGTGGTCACGTTTAACAGTACAGCAGCCACTGAGGCTATATTAGCTGGTGTGCCTGTGTTCACCACGGCACCATGTAATGCCGCCAACCCAATGAGCAATCACGATCTTTCCAAGATAGAAGAACCGTGGTTTCCTACAGATGATCAACGCCATGCTTGGCTGTGTCATCTTGCGTATGGACAATTTCATATAGATGAATTCAAGAGTGGTATGGCATATCGCATACTGAAACAAACACAGGAGATGATAAATGGCTGAACATTATGGATGGCACTTTCCGGATTTTGAAACACACTTTCCCAAGATGCTGAAAAAAAGTGTTGATAAAGGGCTACCTCCCGAATATCAAGTGGCGGTGAGAAAAAGAAGCATTGATCTTTGCAAGTCTCGTGGCATTGCATTGGACATCGGTGCCAATGTGGGACTATGGAGTCGAGATTTAGTAAAGAATTTTGCCAAAGTCATTGCATTTGAACCAGTAGGATTGTTTAGAGAATGCTTGGAAAAAAATGTCACTGGCGATAATTTTTTCATCAGTCCATTGGCCTTGGGAGATCAAGACAGTCAAGGAACCATGATCATAACCGAAGAGAACAGTGGCCACAGCCATTTAGATCCCAACAGCATGGGCACCGGAGATGTGCAGATTGTGCGTCTCGATAATCTAAACTTGCAAGGTGTGGATTATATAAAGATCGACTGCGAAGGCTACGAATATCGTGTGTTGCAAGGTGCAGAACAAACCGTAAAACGCTGCCGACCTGTTATGGTAATTGAACAAAAACCACACGATGCTTACAGCAAAGAATACGGACAGTTTGCTGCTATTGCATTGTTGGAATCCTGGGGTATGGTCAAACTAGATCAAGTTAGAGATGATTGGATCATGGGATGGATGTAGAAAACCCATCCAAGGGTGCAGAAGATTCCGCAGCATGGGATCGTAAATGGTCTCATGAACGATATGTGACCAAACGCCGTGCTAGTTTTAAAATTGTTGATGCATATTTGAATCAACCCGTTGGCAGATTGCTGGATATAGGATGCGGATTTGCGTATGACAGCAGATGGTTTAACGAAAAGTACGGTACAGAACTTTGGTTACTGGATGGAGATGCTAGCACCAATGCTGCCAAATCAGAGTCAGCCAGCTATGGCAACTGGAACACCACCAGCAGTGAGCTAAAGTTTTATCACACATTTGAATTCTTGGACGCAAAACTAAAAGCACTGGGCACACAGAATTATCGATTAATTGATACCAACAATATTTCTATACCCGATGATATTAAGTTTGATGTCATAACCAGTTGGCTCAGCTGCGGGCATCACTATCCTGTAAAGACTTACATAGAACTCATGAAGAGACATTCACATGCCGGCACTAGAATTATTTTAGACATTAGATGCAAAGGCACTGAAACCAATTTCATTGGGGTAGATGGATTTGAGATTGTTAATGTGGTATCCAACGCTGGAGGCAAGAAAAGAGCCACTGTGGAGATACGATTGTTATGAGTCCTTATTACCAAGAGTCTGTTAGGCTGGGCACCGAGTTCCAAAAGAACAACAAGAACTGGGCCGGATATGATGTGGTCAAATATCAAAAAAAGATAAAACACCTGGTGGATCGATACGGGGCCAAAACCATATTAGATTACGGCTGCGGCAAAGGATTGCAATACAAGGAAAAGTTACCATACGGGCAGTTACCCGGAGATCCAATTCCGCTAGATGAATGGAAAACATTTGACGAATATCTTGGCGTCACAGTGTATGCGTATGATCCATGTGTGGCAGAACATAACCAACTGCCCGATCCGTCGGTCAAGTTTGATGGTGTGATCTGCACACAAGTGCTCAACAGCATACCGGATGATGACATGCCATGGGTTAGAGATCTATTACAGCAGCATTCTGCCAAGTTCTGTTTCATTGGTGTGAATTTCCAACGCGAAGCCAAGGATAAAAAAACCATGTATGACCCTGAGTATTTTAGATTGCCACGTACCAGAGAATTCTTTCGCAGCTACTACAACAATTGGTCGGGCAGTGATTTGTTCTGGTGGTGGAAGGATAGACCTTACTACAACGCATGGGCCGATGATCAATTGAGTGGCACATGGCAAGACGTGCCCGAGCAGTTCGAAGGCAAATACAAGTACATAGAGGTCAATCACAGATGATAATCAATCAAGAATACAAAGATCAATTGGCTGCTATGCATAGTCAAGGACAATTTGTTAGAGGTAGCAAAATACTATCTACAATAAATCCGTTCCTTAAACAATATCAGCCCACAACCATATTAGATTTTGGCTGCGGGCACGGTGCTCTCATGCACAGCATTATGGAGGCTTATCCAAATACAACGGTAGATGGGTACGATCCTGGATCAGCAACACATAGCGAAATGCCTGTTCAGGACTTTGATTGTGTGGTCAGTGCAGATGTGTTTGAACATATTGAGCCCGAACATCTAGATCAGACATTGGCCCTGATTGGTCAAAAGATGCAGCGCGTGGGATGGTTCCGTATTGCCTGTTACCCAGCTAAAAAAGTATTGCCCGACGGACGCAATGCTCATCTCATCGTAGAACAACCTGCATGGTGGCGCGAGCGGTTGTTAAGAAACATGTCCGTCGAGATTGTGAATGAAGTAATCAGTGACTTTGACAAAAGTCACAAATGGCCCGATGTTAAGGGCTGCAACTACGATGTGACCGTGCTGCGAGTCAAGTAAGGCAAGAACTTTTGATAGATGCGGCCTTCCTTGGCATCATTGTCGCTCCAATGTGCTGCTGCTAGGTCATTGATCCATTGTTGCCGATCAAACTGCTCCGGCGATTCGATCTTGGCAATATCTCGGTTGGCCACTGCCCAACTCACACAGCTGGCATCATCTACAAATATAGGTATGCCGGCGCAGGCCGCCGCTACACTAGCACTACTGTTGAAGAATACCGCAGCATGTGCTCGTTGCAAATTGTCTGTGAGTCGGTCCGTTGATGGTTCTAATACCTGCACTCCAAGATGTGTTTGATAATGTCTAGTTCTGAACTGCAAAAAATCTGTTGGCTTGTACGCACCCGGATGCGGGCGTACCATGATAGTGCGGTCTGTATATTTTCTTATTTCGGCAATTTTTTGTGTTAGCCATACCAATGGATCCAATGCTTTCATGGCAAATCCACCATCGCGTTGCATGCAGATCAACACATGCCCGCCAGGATTTGTTTGTGGCGGGTCTAATGAAATGCCCAATACTTGACTGATCTCTTGCCATTTGCTACTGTCGCTGTTGCGGTTGGCATATTCTGCTCGATCATAGAACGGACCATCTAAACTGTAACGTAGATAGCTGCTGGCATTGTCTAGATACTTCCAACAACTGGCATCAATGCACATGGTATGGAATCCATGTCGGCGTTGTTGTGCTATGATCTCTTTTCTTAAGACTATGTTTGGCCCACCAGTATTGGTAGTGGCCCAGCCCAGCATCAACGCCAACCGACTGGGAGTATATCTGTGAGCAGTCTCCAGTACAACACTGTGACCCAGTTTGCTCACCCCAGCAGCAAAACTTTCCAGGCATTGTGTTTTTCTAACATGCTTTTGGAAGTTAGCCACACTAGAAATATACACCACAACATCAACCATCGTTTAATATGCGCCAGGCTGTGCCATCGCGCATCTCCACTTCAGTGAATTGACAGTAGGCTATGTGTCTAGCCCAGGCTGAGATCTCGTCGAGATTGGGTCTTTTGATAGTTTCAATATCAGAGATACTGGTGCTGCATACTGCTGCGGCTGCATTGGGTCCTAGTGTGATAGCAGGTTTGCCAAACAAGATAGCCTCGCCGGCAGCGATACTGCTGTATGTGATCAAGCAGTAGATATCCTGACTCAAGGCCATTTCGATTGTGTCGTCATTGATTCGTGTGCTGCGACCCTGCTTGCGACGGATCACAACTTCTCTGTCTGTGTGGACACCAATCTCGGCCAGTGTTTGATTGAGCCAGGTCTCGAGATCTATGTCATAGAGATTCAGCAGTTTCTGGCTGGGAGGTGCCAGTAATATTTTGCTGCCATCGGCACGTACTTTTTTCAGACTCACACCAGTTTGATCAAATCTATCTGAAGGCCGTTCTCTCACAGGGCCAAAGTTCTGCACATCATTGCGTGTGATACGATGATAGTTTTTCTTCTTTCCGTTGCCAAAGTAGCCGGTGTCAATGTAGTAAAAATCTCTACCGGTGGCCTTGCAGGTGTCCATCTGTTTGCGTTTGGTTATTCCACGCAGCACCACCGGGGTCTTTGTGAGTTCTTCTTTTGACCAGGTACTGATCTGGCCGCCAGCACCTTGCACAAAACTTTGTAATATAGGATCGTACATGTGACCTTTTCTTTCATATCTGTATTCGCTATCCAGTGCCACTATGCGATCAACTGGTAATTCGGCAATCTGTTGCATGAGTGTTTGCTGTGTGATGCCATAGTACAGCCCTTCAGGGTCCACACGGTATTTCAAAATATCGTCAAACAGCTTTCGTATTTCCGGAACAACCATGTCCAAGACATGTTTTTCTGTTGGAGGCAAATCAAGTTCTTCGTCTGACATCATGTTCTCTGTTGGCAATGGTCTGTGAGTGAGCGTTCGGCATGCCAATGTTCATTCATTGGTGTATCTCTGAATTCATCAAAGCAAGGTGTACCTAGTGTGTAGTGCAACAATTTGGCATCTGGGTTTGGCCCATATTCGTCCGGCAACCAGTTCCATTCTTTGGGCAACTCGCCTAGGCGTTCATCCGCTATCCAGGAAAAACGATGTAGGAATGCGCCTGTTGAGTTTTGCACAAACTCAGGATCAAGATGTCTATTGCGTATGGCATTGCAATTCCATAATATCACACTAGACCAGTTTTTACGTGGGTAATCTTCGTTTGGACTGCCCAGATACTTTTCTTTCATTCGTGTCTTGTAGTCGTGCTTGACTACCATGGCATCTTTGCTGTATTCTCTGAGATTCCAAAGTTCAGTGATATCGCCACGTACGATCATGTCTCCGTCTATAAAAATAGCCCATCCTTGATAATCCATCAGGTGAGGTACTAAGAAACGTGTGTAGATGAAGTGATTGCTGCCATCTGTGTGTGTTTCGGCGTAGTCTTTGAATAGGTTCAAAGCTACAGGTACTATAGCAACCGGACTGGTGCTGTTGCGTATGATTGAATTTGCGCAGGTATGATAGGCTATGGCTTCTCTGGGATCATATCCTACAAAAACAGGAATTGGTTTCATGAAGATATTTATAGGTGTAGATTACACCGTGATATCTTCCATGCCTGCTGTTCTTAGTCGTACCACATGCCCCATCTGCCATTGTTTGGTATCCAGGCCTTTCATGATACCCAGCCATCGATTGCGCAGGTATGCTACTTCATTGATGATAGTTTCATAATCAATCACTTCATCTTCGCCGTCCACGTACTTTTCTGCATCTCTACTGGTCAAGGCTCGGGCATAGCCTTCCAGATACTTTTGAAAGTGTTTCCGGCGTATCTTGCGTAGCTGGATGTTGAGATAGTTTAACACAGCTTCAATCTCTTGAAGCTGGTTAAATCGTTGCTCAGTGATTCCTGGTAATGCGGTGATATTTTTTTCTACTACACCGCCGATCTTGCAGTCCTTTTTGGCATCCTCAAGCTCACGCTCGTAGTGAGTTATAAAGTCTGGAATAGAACTTAAACTAGCAGTTACACGACTATACCACATTTTGAATTTTGTTTTCTATAAAATATTGATCGATATGAGGAAACAATTTTTTCCAATCGGTGTTTCGCCTGTGGTCGATCATGTCTAGTGTAGCACGAAGTTTGGCCAGGCGCGACCTGTCAGGTTTTGCTGAAGCTATCATCATGTTTATACCTATTAGGCGTTTTTGCATTTCTACATCCCATTTGGTTGTTATTGGGAAGTGTTTTACAAGTTCATCTAATTTAGATTTAAAAAAAGATCCACCGAACATGTCTGGATGGAATATTTCCTCTTGCCCGCTATCAACCACATGATAGCCTTGAGTAATTTTTGGATTTTGGATTTTGTATTCTGCAATGCGTGACTGTAGATCTAAGGTGGTATTGATGCTCAACGACGTGATCACATGATGTACTGAGATTTCTAACCATTTGTGTTGTACAAGATATTCAAAATTTTCTTGCCAGCGAGCAAGATCCAACCCATTTCTAATAAATTCTGCTTGTGGTCCCCAACAATCCAAGCTAGCATCAATGTGTATTTTTTTTATATTTTTGTTAACTAATAAATCTTTACCAATTTCTACAAAACGCTTTACAACATCCAGACGAGAATTCAGATTGGTATTAATGGCGATGGTTAAATTTCTATTTTGTTTTGTTGATATCATCTCCAAAATAGTCCACAGCTCTTTTTGTAACAGTGGTTCTCCGCCTAAGATGCTGATCTGGTCCAGCTGTTGATAGTTGTGGTCAACCCAGTTTAACCAAGCAGCAAAATATTTTTCCCTGTCAGGAATTTGAGATTTAGAAACAATCCCAATAGGGTACGCACCGTATTTTTTAAGTTCTTCGTTTATTCTTGAACTAAATTCTGGCAAACAATAAACACAGGCTAGATCGCATGTGTTGGTCAGAAACAACTCAACAATACGAGGCGTAACCTTTTGATCTCCGGCAGGATCAAAGTCTACAGGTGTCAATCCTGGTATATTATTATGATAAGTTCTATCGCTTGTGCCGCCCTGTTGTTCGACGTTTTTGCAATATTCGCAGCCGCGGCCGGCCTTGGGCCACTGACCGGCTAGCATTTTCTGCCTATCGTCTAAGACTTCGGGAGTATTGTGAAAATTATCAAACTGATCAAGTGGTATCTTGACAGCTTTTACTCTGTGACAACTGCCCGAAGTTGCGTCATACAATCTAAATGTGTTCCAAGTCCATTTAAATACGCAGGCGGCATCATTGACAATAGGAAACACGTTGCCGTGCATTAGTTTTCCCAGTCGTCGGCGTGGTAATCTTCTTCTTCCTCTTCCTCGGCATCTTCCTCATAGGATTTGTCGTTGTCAAGATACGCTGTAAGAGCTCGTTTGATATCAGAGTCACCCTTGAATGTGTCTTTGATGTCATCCACATCACAGTCGTTGTCAATCAAGATAGCCACCACGGTTTCTGCTGCTTCATCTCGATCCACTGTGTTTACATACCGTTTGAGTTCTGACCACATCTCACTGGCCACTGCCACTGCTTCATTCATTCTGCTGCCTCCTCGATGGTACTTACCTCTTCTTTGTGATTTCCAAAGTCTGCCATAGCACGATCCAAACACCCTTCCTCATTGGCTTCCCACTTCTTGCGGAACTTCTTGATGATCTCGCCGTCGCTGGTCACAAATACTAGGCTGTTGCCTTCCTTCTTCAAGAGACTGCGTTTCTCCATGAGATCCACCATACCCGAGTAAGGGCTCATTCCTGTTGTGTACGGAATCTTGACTTGTACTCCTTCAAAAGGTTTTGAGTACCTTGTTTTCATCACTTTGCAAGCAGCGCGGATACCCATGACGTCAGAAATCTTGTTGCCATCCTCATCTTCTTTGAGCTTGAGTTTCTTCATGGCAACCACAATACTACTGGCATAGATAAACCCTTGACCACCAGAGATCTTGTCGTCGGGGTCAAACATATCCTGACTGGCGTAGGTATGATTGGTACACACTAATCCCACATTATATGAGCCAAACATGTTCACACAGTTACGCACAAGACTGGTTAGTGCCTTGGGCTTGCGACCCAGGTCGCCCTTCATCTCACCTGCATCAAACTGATTCACGTCAGTGGGTGTGAGCAACATGCCCAAGCTGTCGATCACAAACATCACTTTAGGACGTTCGCCATCGGGCAAGGCCTTGTAGTCGCTCATGAATGTACTGATGGTCTTGGCCACATCGTCGATCATGGCCATGCTGAGTTTAAGCAGCTTGTCCTGGCCAGTATCTACTCCCAATGCTCTAAGCCAGTTTTCATCCAATGCATTTTCGCTGTCAATCAGCACAACATATATGCCCTGTGCCTGAGCATTCTTTACAATGTTGCCGGAGCAGATGTAACTTTTACCTGCACCCGAATCGCCGGCAAACACCGTGACCTTGCCTAGAGGAATACCTCGGTTGAAGTCTCCTGATATCAAGTAGTTCAAGGCATAGTTGCCTGTGCTGATCCAATCTGTTGGATCATTGAAACCAATGCTCAATCCTTCGATCGACTTGGTGATTTCCTTGCGGAACTTGCTTACGTCAAATGGTTTTCCCATGATAGTTTCTTTCAATGTAAAATAATGCTGGCAGAATTGTCGGCCTGTGAGTTATTATAAAGTATTCTGCGATACTGTGTCAAGTGTTTATCTAGATCAATCACGTTGGCCACAGGAATCTGATTGGCCATGGGTCGTCGATCATGCCGATCACACCATGCCAAAAACTCTGGACTAAATGCCACAGTCTCGGGTTGTTGTAGGCTAAGGTTAAATGAATATTCCAAAGTCTCATAGTTGTAGTGATCCATGCAATCAAGATCCATGTCAAAATATTCAAACTTGTTATAAAGTTGCCGACCCACATAGGTATATCCAAATGTGAAGTTCATCCGATCTGGATTACTGACCATGGATGTTTTTCGAAATGGATTATCAAAAATTTCCCATTTGCCGACAGCATTGAACTCGACGTTGTTGGTAAAAACGGATTCCAATCTATGAACAGCCATGTTCACATCTTCATATGGAAAAATCTTTCCTAGATGTTGCATAGCCACTGCTAATCTTGTCTCCGATATTTCATCAGAGAACTGATTGTGTAGTTGTTCTCCTAGCCTAGCAGTATTTGAGTTTTGACTGAATCTCAGTTCATGTACCTGTACTTTGTGATTTTGTGAAAATACCCATTTAGCATGTATGCGATTAAGCAGACTTTGATCCAGATATGTTTCTAGATTGTCCGACTGTGGAAATTTAATACCCACAAGGTCCCACAGAATTTCGTTGGTATTCGACAATGCCCAGTGGAGATCAGTTAATCCTTTGTTGACTTTTTGTGCCACCAGTTGATGGTCAGAAAATCTGTTCTGATTTTGACTGCTGGATTTATCTACAAAAAATTCAAACAACTCATAATTGTACTTTACCTCAAAAGGTATAGTATCACCTGTATTCTCAAATACCAAAGAAAATTTCATAATAGATAGACGCAAGCACCGCAAAGGTGCTTGCGATACCGGTCAATTACTTGTTCTGACGACTGCGGATCATGGCCAGGATGTCCTGGGTTTTGCTTTCGCCGGCAGGCTTGCTGACTGGAGCAGTGGCCACTGCTGGCTCATCGTCAAAGTCATCGGCTGCTTTGGTAGGTGCTGCTACTCGCAAAGCCGGCTTGGCTGTTTCTTCATCCACATCAACAGCAGGTGCTGCGCCGGCAGGTGCATTCACACCAGCCGGGCGGAAGTACTGACCCCAACGCTCTGTGTCGTAAGGCTGTCCATCCACTGAAGCTTCAAACATTTCCTTGATCACACGCAGTTCCACATCAGTGGGCTTTTTAGGCAAGAATGTGTTCAAGTCAAACAGGCCATGTGCATCCACTGCTGCCTGTTCCACATCAGTCAATGCAGACTCTTTACGGGCCCACTTGCTGCTGTTGTAGTCAGCGAATCCACCTTTTTGTGTTTTGCTGATACGGAAGTCCAGGCCGCTCATGTAGTCAGTTGGCAGGTTTTCCAACTCAGGATCCATCAGGGCACCCTTGATCAAGGTGAACAGCTGAGGTCCAATGATGAACTTGCGAATGGGATTTTCCGGAGTCTTGTCGTCTGCGATAGGATTCTCACGCACAAATCCTTGAAAGATGTAGCTGCGTTTCTTCCAGTATTTGCGACCCATGTCTTCAAGGCTCTTGTCCTTGAACCAGGTACGCACTTCTGCCAAGATTGGACAAGCGTCGCCCCACATCTCCACGCAGGGTACCTGCACCATGACCTGTTTGGAATCCATCTCTCCTTTGATGCCATTGAATGGCAGTCGGATCATGGCTCGTTCCACCCAGAAGAATGTGTTCTTTGAATTGCCGTCGGGTAAAAAGCGCAAAGTGGCTGATTGACCTTCTTCCATGTTCCAATGTGGATAGATGGATCTGTCACCGCCTCCGGTGGATTGCCCACCTTTGTTCTCTGCTGCTTGTAGTCGTGCTCTGATTTCTGCTAAAGTTGCCATATTGTGTTGCCTTTCTATGCTTTAATATGATTAAAAATATTTAAGATGTACTTAAATGTGTTGCCTACAAGGTTATTATACACAGCCTTGTCTGTGTTTGCTACCTTTACGATAGCGAAATTTGCCTATCTAGTTGATTACGGAAGTGTGTGCCACTGCACACACTTCTTTTGTTTGTTTTATTTATGTTATCTCAGCATAGCCAAGGATTTTATTCTTGCCAGCAATGCATCACCTTCTCGTGATTCGTAATTGATAGAACGTCCAGCTTCGCCAGGTGCATGCACAAATTCCGAATCTGCTGATGCGCCTGCTCGGCCAAGACGTGCTGTTTCGGCATCGCTTTGATCCGGCTCGTCGTCACGTTGCATAGCAAAGGCATCTGGATTGTTGGGATTGATCAACATGTGAGCCAGAGCAGGATCAACATTTGGATTCCTCAACCGGCCAAGACGTGCTGTTTCTGCACTGCTTTGATCTGCATCATCATAGTCGTAGTAGTTGTATCCACCTTGACCCGAATGTGCCTGACCTTTGGGCTCTTCTTCCTGATAGTCGTAACCTTGCTGGCCATCGTGTGCAGCGCCCGGTGTGCTGAATGATGGCGTCGGTGCTGGTTCCCAAGGAGTCTTGCCTTGACCAACTTGTGCTGCTGCTAGTGCAGCATTGGATTTGCCCAATGCAGAACGATCGCCTGCTTGCAGAGCTTTGCCCAATCCTGCCAAGTGAGCAAGATGTTCAGGCGATCCAAAATCCTTTGGGATTTCAGGATTCATCATGTCTGCTTCATCTATGCCATAAGCGTTCTTGAACAGGTCCTGATTGCCTTGCATGCTATTTTGTGCGTCGATAGCTGCACCTTTGCTTTTTTGTGCTCTAGTGTAGCCGGTCGGCGAGTAGTCGTTTGGCATGGCATCTCTTTGAAACTGGCCAAATCCTTTTTGAACATTCTGATCATGATTGAAAGACTTGAGTAGGTCTGTATCTGACTGTGATGTCCATGGAGTATCAGGATACCGTTTGTTCCAGACTTTCATGTTTCCTTGTTCCTGATTGCGGGCTGCCTGTAGCAAAGGATAATCAGGGTGCCCTGGAGATATTTTTGTGATCATATCCTTCACAGCATTTGCTGCCTTACCACCTAATTCACCTGCGCCTCGGAGTGCTGCACCCATACCTGGCATGCCGCCTTCATCCATGGGTTCGTCTTGTGTGCGGCCAACACCATCTACACGGATACGAGGAATTTGTTTGCCGTCGGTATCGATTACATAGTTTTGAAAATATTGTCGGCCTTGATCATCAACTTCATCTGGTAAATCTGTTGCAGTGATCTTGGCACCAGGAACTGGCTTGGCCACTGCTGTGGAAGTTCGAGGAGTAGGAGTACGTGGTGGTATTGGCCTAGATTGAGCACCAATTAATCGAGGCTCGTCTTGACCAGTCTGCGTTTCCCAGTCACTTATTCTTTTTGCCCGATCATTGTCGGCTTGTGAGCGAGTGGCATCTCGAGGAGTAGGAGTACGTGGTGGTATTGGCCTAGATTGAGCACCAATTAATCGAGGCTCGTCTTGACCAGTCTGCGTTTCCCAGTCACTTATTCTTTTTGCCCGATCATTGTCGGCCGCTGAGCGTGTGGCATCAACAAAATCTGGATGCGCAAAATAACCAGCTTTCCCATCATACTGACCTGGTGTATCTGGACCGCGTTTAAAAACTTTCGTGCCCATGGCTCGCACTTTTCCGCCCGGTGGGCCCGAGATAGCAGAATCCTCATCCAGGTCTTCAATCAGTCGAGAGCCTGTGGCCAGGATGCTGAGATTCATTTCTTCCAACCAGCACTCTTTCAGGCCATGCACAGGGCAGTATTCATTTTCCATGGTGTAGTTGCACTCTTCCAAGGGCGCACTTTCTTCCAGGCCGGCAGACATATCAATACGCAGCACGCCGTTTGAATCATAATACCCTGATGCACCAGTTGTGTTGCCAGGCGTGGTGTCGGGCATGTCTTGGCGCATGCGTTCTATCCTGTCTTTTTGATTTTGCGTTTGCTGATCTCGGGTAATCTCGGCTTGCAAGGACGGGGAAAGCATGGAAAAAGGATCAGATTTACTAGTTGCCGTTGGTACTGCTGGTGTTAATATTCCTGCATTCTGTCTAACAGTGGCCAATGCGTCTATTGGGTTGTCTTTGTAAATATAGTCCTGCTGTGGCATTGACTGCTGACCGGTCAGGTCAAGGGCACCAACACGGCGAGCATCCGGGGAGGCTAATGGTGTGGCAGTGACCGGAAATCCTTTAGGATTACGACGCATTATTTCGGACTGGGGCTGAGCCTCATCAACCATTGCCTCGCCAACTATGCCGCCAAGGCATTCATCCACTATGGGATGACCCTGCATGTCATCGTAGAATCGATCACCAATCCATTCGTGTGGATCACCGGTGCGAGCTTTTTTCACACCGTAAGGCATGGCATCAAAATAGTAGTCATACAATTCATCATACAAGTGATCACTCATGCTGCCGTGTTTGATAAAATCTCTAACGTCTTCTTGATAAGTCTGTATGATATGACCCAATGTGCTTCCGCTGTCATTCAATGCATTTTCTGCCAAGGGCACACCAGCCAGGCTGGCCATGCGTCGCAGGCTTTCAAAGGCGGCGATGTTGTCGGCCTCGGCCATGCCTTGATTTACTTTGTTCCAGTTGTCGTCAAACCCGTATTTTTTTTTCTGCCATTCGTTGGGTGGCTGTCTAGGTTCTAAAATTGCATATATTTCATCTGCTCTGTCATTGAGTTGTTTAATTCTTGCTTTGGCCTGCATTTTTTCTTCGTTTGATTTGCTATTATACTGTAAATCAACCAGACTTTTAATTTCACGATGCAAGTCCATGTACTCTTGTTTAAGTTCGTCTCGTTGTGGATCACCGCTTGGCTCCATTGGTGGCATTTCAACGTCCGGAGCACCTGGAAAGCCAGCCTCCGCCATTGCCTGCTGTGGTTGAGCATCCATATCTGGTTCAGCACGGTCAGGCATCTGTATGCCCAGTTCTTGCATTCTGGCCTGCACCACAGAGTCGTCCCATAAGTTGGCACGTGGATCTTGTGCAGCCAACTCGCTGATGCGATCAAACAACAGATCATCTCCCACAAGATCATACAATTGTTCTGTGGCGTTGGTACCATCCGGTCCCACGATCAATTCGCTGCTCATAAGCTCTTTGAGCTTGTTCAGTTGTTCAGGAGTTTCGGGCAGGCTCCAGGTACCTTCTGCTAAGGTGTTCATCCAGTTTTCAAATATGTCAGCTTCTTTCATTTCACGTCCTCGTTGTATTTTTGCCAACAGCGGTAGAGCTTGCTCAATCCTGTTGTCAATGGTCTGTTCTACGAACAGTGTTTTGATATCTTCTACCAATTGGTCTTGTTCTGTAATGTCTGCAGGATGCCAAGATTCAAAGTAAGCACTATAGCCACGTGGGCCGGATAGTCGCTTGATGCTTTCTCTCAAGGACTTGTAGTAGATTTGCGCACCTTCTACCACACCTTGTTTGACGCCTTCCAACACACGCCCTTGGCTAGCACGGTTAAAACGTGCGAGAACCTTGAGTTCTGTGATCATTTCGCAAATGTGATTGCCACGCACATCATAGGGCTTGCCACCTTGACGCACATGTTCTAACATGGCTCTGCCGCCTGCTAGATTGACGAATGGCAGTCGATATCGTTCACCATCTGCTGTTTCCACAAAGATGCTTTCCACATAACGGAAACGTGCATCATTCTCGCCTAGATTACGATTGTGTCGGATCATCAACCTTGCTTCAGTAGGCTCACCGGCGTAGCTGATTCTGCGTGTGCCGTAGTAGCCTTCGAACAGGCCTTCTTTGATGGCTGCTAGACCTTGCATGGTGTACTTGAGCTTGCTTATGTCATCGCCGGTGTAGGTCCAACGATGGGCATTGGCAAATTGGCTCAGTTGTTGTTGGAATTCAAACCATTCGTTTTTGTCCTGGTCTTCCATGCCGCGGCCTAGATTGTTACCAAACATGGCTTTCAAGTCATTACCCACGTCCAGTATGATTACCATGGTACCGTAGTTTTTACCACTGGCAGCAGTGTAATCGATTTTGAATAGTTTGGCATCTTTTGGCTCGCATCCGTCGTTGCCCGCTGCGTCCCGTAATTCCGGGTCGTATCCGCGGGTGACCAGTAGGTCATTCAGTTGCTGAGCGATATTGTTGTCTTGTGCCATGATTGTTTATTTAGTTTCAACGCATGATTGATATAAATGGCATGGGTTCGATTATGACATCGCCATGATCCTTGAGATGTGTGTCTAACTCCACATGATATGTCTGTAACATCACCAACATACGCACAGCTAGCAATGTGGCCATGACCAAATCATCGGTTTCTCCGGGCTTGGCAGCAAAGCTAGTGCCATGTGCCACAAATGTTTTGAGCTCGGAAATCAGCGGCGAACTTTGGATTTTCATCCTGCCGGACTCGATCAGGATCTTGGCCTTGTTGCAGGCCATGATTTTGCTTTTGTTTGTGGTAGTAAAACCCTTGCGGATCCTGCGTCCGGCTGTGCCTTGCACTGAGTTGTCGCTGAGGAAATAGCCCGGAATGTTTTCTTCGCCGTATTCTGCAATAGATATCAATGCTGCTTCACCCAGTGTGTTGTTTTCCACTGAGTAGTAGATCTTGCTGGCATCTTTTACTACTGCATTGATTTCTTTGATGATGTCCACTAGTATTTTAACTTGGGTGGGCACATCTGTACGATCATGCCGCCATTCAGCCACCTGTATGGTGGTTTCGGCTTCAATCACCTGTATGGCACTAGGGTCGCCGCCGGTGCCCAGGCTGGGATCCAAGGCCACAATGTACATCTTGTCCTTGCTGGGTTCTTTGTACCAGCGCACCTGCCCAGTTTTACGCAGCGGCTCGCGCCCTTCAAGATCCAATAATTTAATTGGAGAGATTAATGTTTCATCATTGATAACAAATTCACAATTCATCTCGCGGCGGAAACGATCTTCACCTAGTGCTGCACGTTGTTGATCGGCCCAGGCATCATCACGATCAGGATGCTCATTCCAGTAGCTGCGGAATGCTCTGAATCCATTGGTGCCCAACACAGTTTGATTGCCGTATTCGTCTACGGTTTTGTTGGCACCTTTCCACAAGAACGCAAACTGATCTTCGTCTGAGTTGGGAGTGCTTGTGATAATGGCTTTACCACCTGTGGCCAGTGTGGGCGATATTGAAGTCCAGAATTCTTTGGCAATGGTTGGACGAACAAATGCAAACTCGTCGCAGTACAGCAGCGAAATACTCATACCACGACCGGTATTTTCTGTAGTGGTAGCACTGACAATACGACTACCATTGTCAAATTCCAAACTGCCTTTGTTGTAGCTGGTGGCACCTGCACGTATGTGATTGGGGCACAGCTCGTACGCATAGCGAATACGTTGCATGATCTCCTGAGCACCTGTGTATTTGTGTGCAGCAATCAACACAGTGGAGTCTGGCACAAACATGGCGTACCACAACAAATAACCAGCAGCCGACGTCGATTTGCCTGTTTGTCGCGGCATCATGCTGATGCTGTATCTGTAGTTGTGGTAGGTATCAATCAGTCTGGTTTGATATTCAAAAGGAGAATATCGCATCTTGCCACGTATGGGATGTTGGATGTGAAAAAAATGATCCATGAAGTACAATGGACCGGTTACAGGATCAGCACACAGCATGAATTCTGTGATCTCTTGTTCGGTGTAGGTCTCGCGACGATGCGGAGCCTTGACCAACACGGTTTCTAAATTATTTTTTGGCAATATCATCTATTATCTTTTCTGCAAACAGCCTATGGCCCCGGGGTCCAGCATGCATACGATCTCTTGCGTATTCTACTTCTTCACGACTTTTAGCAAACCAATCATGTGCGTTGTAGGTCAAACACTTGATCCCCAGTTCAGCACATAGTCCTTGCACAGCCAATCGGTTGCGCGAGTTATTTAACTCTGCGTTGCGGTCATTTAAAAACCAATTCTTGACAAAATCATTGGTTTCAGTTTGTCCCGACTCATGCCCGGGCATGTATGTTTCATGTGGCAACTGCCGGTCTTCGGTTATGAGATCAAATCTATGCCGGGGCGGTGCTGCCATCACTACCCATCGGGGTCGTAATACCGGTAGCCAATAGCTGGCCAACATAAAACAGGTATCTGCGCTGAATCCGGGCCAGGCCAGATTGTAGTTTTTCAATCCTGTGGCCCGTGATACCAAATATGACCAGGTAGCGGTTTCCGGCAGACCAACACCAGCTGTGTAACTGCATCCTAAAGACACCATGCTGGCAGCAGCAGGATCAAATTCTTCTGATCTGAATCCGTTGCTGTTTATACGATAGGTTATGGCTCCCGGTTCAAGCCATCCTTTGCTGCGGAAATATTCGTGAAACTCTGGATTATGATCCAGTTGGCGGAAATTCTCTTCTGTGTCGGTGGGCAACCACGCTATGGTTTGTGCAGCATACTTCATGCCAAAATGCCAAGGCGCTTTAGTTTTCATTTGCATTCTCATTTAATATAGTTGCCATTGCGGGCCATAGATCCGCAAAGCTGACTGATTTTTTTAGCAATACCTCGGTCTCGGTGTGCCAGGTCACAGTGCGTTTTGCGATACCATCTTGATGTTTGATATAACTAGGATCTGCCAAAGTATGTCTATAGCTTTTTAACACATGAGTAGATAGATTAGTGCGATCATCATATTTGGCTATGATGCGATCTATCTCTTGTATGGCTAATTGTCGTAATTGTGCAGAATGTCGGCGGATGTCCAATTCAACAGGATCGTTGAGTTCGCACCAATAGATTCCTAAATCTTCCTTATCACAAAATTCATAGTATTCTTCAAGATCCAATGCACAATAGATAGAATAAGCAGGATGGGCATTCACTCGCACACCATCTTGTTTCATCACACGTATATTTTTTACAAATTGCACCCAGTTAGCGCCGTTTCTAACATATTCAAATTTTTGCTCGTTGGCATTGTCAAAACTGATCTGCCATTCAACATCGGGCCAGGTACGCAACAATTGATAGACGGGATTTGCAGTGATGTCCATACTGAGATTTGTTGTGACCATCACACGTACTTTGTCAGGATTTAGATAACTTAAAAATGTATCTAGCCCTTTCTGTAACAGTGGTTCTCCGCCTCCAAGGCTGAGTCCTTGTATGTTGTGCCCTTGTGTTTTTACCAGATCTATTAGATCCTCATGTTCGTTTTTTACATGGTTGATAGGTATCTTTCGAACACTCTGCCATGCTGTGGATGTTTGTGGATTGCAATACACACAGGTTAGATTGCATAAATTGCTCCAATTAACCACAAGATGTTCTAGTTTAAAAAAATCTGGATCTCGGTTGATCGATGCCAGGGTATCTTCACTCGCAATTCTCACAGTTCTTCCACTAGCGCCTGTAGTTTCTTCCAGTCTCTTGCACCAGCTGCATCCAGAATGCCACTCACCTTTTGCCATAGCCGTTCGCATATCAGTAACGATCGGACCGTGTATGATTTCTTGGATGGATGTTTTTTTGTTGTTGCCAATCATTTCCACACAATGAAAGCAAGGGCTCACCGCACCAGCTTGATTGATGTTGAGACTGGTCCAAGGTGCTGGACAGAATGTAGGACTATCTGAAATCATTTTGCTATCAACCATGAATAAGAACTCACTCTAAAGGAATCAGCAGGTACAGGAGTCAGCATGCCATGCCATTGTAATTTTCTGTAACCAGTTGTGTCAGGATTGTTTATCATGATGTATCCTGCATTTGCTACAACTTCAAATTGATGTCTTGGTGCGGCGGAATCTTTGTAATGATAAAATGCAGTACCGAGATTGTGACCGATCCATGTCATCTGCATGGCTCCGGGCATTTCTCCATCGGTGTGTATGCTGCAAATGAATCCCGGTTGATCTACCCACCAGGCTGTGCCTTGGTATTTCTCAATCGGGCTATCTAGTGTAGCACCAATATCGGGCCATAGTTCTTGACAACATTGATCCCATTCTTGATTCCACTCCAATGCTTGATTGTTGATCCGTCGTCTTGCCCAGTTTTCTTGGCCTTCTTGTGGTTGCCAAGGCAAATTCATCCAATCAGTCGTGAGTATTTTTTCCACTAGCGAATGTGGGAAAACATCCGTCACACGGAATAGATTGTGATCTTGATCGACTGCGGTTATTTGCATAGGTGCGCCAGTTCCGGCCATAATTGCACAAACTCACCTGTCTTGTCTGTGTGATACACCTGTTCAATGTCATGCATGTGCTGTTGAAATTGCTTTGAAATCTCCGGATCAGATGATGTGATCTGTTGGTATGTGGCCAATGCTCGATCAAAAAATTGCTGTTCTGCCGACATAGCGATTCCCAATGCATAGAATCGTTTGATTTCATCAATGGCTGCGGCTGCAACTGCTGGTCCATGTAAAAATGGATCAAGATATCGTGGGTGGAACAAATTCTGCCAAAGCACGGTGGTGTTTGTTTCTTCGGCCAATTGTCTGAGCTCACAGATGCGTGTGGCATTGTAGATACTATACACAGCGTGGATTCCGCCATGATGTCCCATGGTATCCATCAGCTGCCGGACCTTGAGAAGATTTTGTTTGACCATTGGCCAACTGGCCCCATGCCGTACATATTCCATCTGAGAGCCTGTATTGTCAAAGCTCATGCTCCACCCTACTCGATTGCGTGTGGATAATTTTTGGAATATCTTGTTGTTGTCTAGATCCACACTCAAGTTGGTGATCAAAGTGACCAGAGCATGCTTGGGTATCACATCCAACAAACGATCGTTCTCAGGAAGCAACAACGGTTCTCCGCCTACTAGTGCTACTTCGTGTATGTGTTCGTGATGCTGTGCCAAGAAGTCACAAACTGAATCATAGTATGATCTTGTGCCAGATTTGAACGGAATACCTTTGATACCGGCCCACTTTGAACTGCATGCTTCTCCGCAATAGTTACAGCTGAGATTGCAAGTGGTGTTCCATCGCACATCCACAATAACAGGATAGTGATATTGGTCACCGGCTGTGGCATAATCAAAATTGGCATTGACATTGTTATGCCATTGCCGTTCAGAGTTGGCACCAAATCTTTCTGCCTGCACACAATTGGAGCAATATTTGTGAGCAATACCTTGTGACAAGCTGTCACGTATGCTTTTCATCTGACTGCCGTTGAGGATTTCTATTATGCCATGCTGATCGAGGTTTCCAAGAATATCTGGATCACCGGCACAGCAAGTTTTGACATTGCCTTGAGGGTTGATATGCAGCCCGCGCCATGGGGCTGCACAATAGAAATCGGTCATGCAGTATTTACGACATGCCTGTTTGGACAGATTTTAATCGTCTGCTGCGCCGCATTTGGCACGTTTGGCTCGGGTGAGAGCACCAAAATCCACTGCCCATTCTTTGCCGGGTGCCAGTTCAACAGCGCCAGGAGGAAATGCAAATTCTACACCGGCTGAGCTTTCAATCATGTCAATGGGCAATCTGAAACGAGTTAGATCATTGCCCAGATTGGGATATGGTGCTATATGTGGAAATGCCCATCCGGCTATTTCCTTGGTCTTGTTGTTGATAACGATCTTGTAGAAGCCATGTGGCACAACCACGCCCTTGCCAATTCGCTTGTCTGTGGCATCATATGTACTGCCGGCGATGATAGTATATGCTTGATTGTGCTGTACTGCCCAGCCACGTACTGATGTTTCCAGCAATTTCCAGATGCCGCGGTTCAAGCTGCCTGCTTGTGGGCTCATGTTGGTCATCAAGAAACTTTCGTATTCCACTTGCTGATCCCAGCTGAGATCGCCATCGGGTGCCATGTGACCTTTGTCGTATCCTGTGCCAGCATAGTCATCAGGTGTGGCTCCATTCATAATACTTTGATCCACTGCAAAAGCATTGGTACGAGCAACACACCCCAGTGCGTTGGGCGGAGTGAGTGTGTAGGCCACATAGTTAGGGATTTTGGCCTGTGCGTCGTAGGCCACGAGATATGCCTGCCGGCAGATGGGTTGCAGTTGGCGTTCAGTTTTTGCAAATCCATATGGTTGATGCACTCGGCACATGGGCAACGGATTCGCCGGGCGTTGAGTCCATGCCTGTGCCAGATTAACGGTTGCGAGCAACAGTACCAAGAGTAGTTTTTTCATGTTAAAATTAATAACCTTTGAAGGGCCGGACTGGGCTGGTGTGATTTACTGATGCAGGTTCTAAGCTGTTTGGCGTGCTTATTTGTACTTTTTTAGCAGGCAAGCCAGCCATTTTCAATGCTTGATCAATCACTGGTTCAACGCTGGCATTAAATCCTGCAATTACTGCATCTTCACCAAATGCTGCTTGTGCAGACCAGGCAGGTAGTTTGTCGGTGATGCCATCTGTTCCGGCATCACTTCTGGCACGGGCCATAGCCACACCCAGTCTGTAGATCTGATATGGGTCGCTGGATTTTACTCCAGGCAACACAAACACATGATTCATGGGATCTGCTTGCTCCGGAGGTAAAGTTTTTTCTTCGGTTATAAACTCTCGAGCTCTCATCTGTAACCCCGGAATGCTTGTACAGGGCTAGTGGTGTTGGTGCTGGGCAATTCTAAACTGCGGAGATCGCCTTTGTTGAGATCCTGGATGTCGGAACCAATGGCCTTGTAGGCCATATTCAGCATGTTTTGTTCTTCCGGCGTATAAGGTGCTGCAATGTTGTATCGACCGGCCCAGGATTCACCATCTATATCAGGCACAAAGGTGCCATCGGTGCTGGCGGCAGCCATCATGATGCGATTTAATTCATACACACGATCAGCATGGTTTGGATCAACAAATTTGTTCAAGCCCACAGTGGCAAAACTTTTGGTCTTGCTCAATCGGCCAATCTGCTGACCTTCGGCAATGAATTCACTGGCACGCATGGTATCTATTAAGACGCGCCGGTCACACCTGCTGTGGCTGATGTTGCTGATCCAATTGCTGTGGCAGTAAAACCGCCTGTACCGGTCAAGATGTTGAGATAATTGCCTGCACCCACATA